TGGACAGTTCATCTCCGGCGACGGTGATGGAGACGACGAGGGTGATGACGCTGCTGGTCTCGAAGGCGAGGACGGCAAGCAGTCCAAGCATCCGGACTATCCGCTGCCCGACAAAGAGAAACAGGGTGCCGCTGTCTACGATTACATAAACAGCGATGGCAAGCCCGATACGATCGAAGTTACTTGGGAAGACATCGCGCAGAAATGGGAAGCCGAGTCTGACGACGGGCTTTCATATTCCACCAGCGACGCGAAAGCGATGCGCAAGTGGCTCATCAAGCACAAAGCAGAGTTCAATGATTGGGAAAAGGGCATGAGTGGAATGCAGCAGCGTGATGTGAGCGGAATGCAGCGCGCCTATTCAATGCTCGAGATCAAGAGCATTGGAAAAGATGACGAGCGAGTGATCAAAGGTATTGCCTCGACACCGACCGTCGATAGGGTTGGCGACATTGTTCGTCCTCGTGGAGCCAAGTTCAAAGTTCCAATGCCGTTGTTGTGGCAACACAACGGTCGTGAGCCCGTTGGATGGGTCGAGCTCGCTGAGCCAACGGATAATGGAATTCCTTTTACTGCCCGCTTCGCCAGTATTCCAGAACCGGGTCGCCTCAAGGATCGCATCGATGAAGCGTGGCAGTCCGTCAAGTACGGGTTGGTCAAGGCGGTCTCAATTGGCTTCAAGATTCTCAAGCACGAGATGATTGACAAAGATGATTGGGCTTCAGGGCTCGACATCAAAGAGTGGGAATGGCTGGAGTTGAGTGCTGTCACCATTCCTGCGAACGCAGACTGCACCATTACTCAGATCCGATCAATCGTTACTCAAGAGCTCGCCGCCGCGTCAGGCAATGAGCAGAGTGACGAGCGACGTTCACCACCGGCCGCGTCTGGCCTCCGTAAACCGGTCAAAGTCAAGGAGAAACAGACGATGGCCAGGAAGTCCCTTGCGGATCAGATCTCCGCATACGAAGCGACCCGTCAGGCGAAAGCCGCGCGGATGCAAGAGCTCGCCGATTCGTCCGGCGAGAAAGGCGAGACGATGGACGAGTCCGAGTCCCAGGAGTTCGATGGACTCAAGGACGAGATCAAGCAGATCGACGATCATCTCGAGCGGCTCAATACCCTCGAGAAGCTGAACGTCCAGAAGGCGGCCCCGATCAATGGGACCACGCCTGCGGCAGCGTCCGAGTCTCGAGCCGGCAGTCGTGCTCCGGTCGTCACTCAGATGCGCGATCAACTGCCTCCGGGTATTCGCTTTACCCGAGCGATCATCGCATCCATCGTCGCGTACAAGGAACACGTTCCTCCGTACGAAGTCGCCAAGAATCGGTGGCCGGAGAATCCGGAAATCGAGAGCTATCTGCGGCACAAGGCGGCGGTCGCCTCCGGCACCACCACGAACACCACCTGGGCAGCACCGCTCGTCGTTGCGCAGAATCTTCCGGGCGAGTTCGCGGAGTTCCTGCGGCCGGCAACGATCATCGGGCGCATCCCCGGTCTTCGCAACGTGCCGTTCAATATCAAGGTGCCGCGGCAGACGACCGGTGCGTCGGTCAACTGGGTGGGTGAAACCAAGGTCAAGCCCCTCAGCGCTCTCGCGTTCGACCAGGTGACTCTGGACTTCACGAAGATCGCCGGCATCATTCCGCTGTCGGAGGAACTCGTCAGGTTCAGCTCGCCGTCGGCCGAGGCCATCGTTCGCGATGATCTCAGTCGCGCCGTGATCCAGTTGATGGATCGTGACTTCGTCGATCCGACGAAGGCGTTGCAGGCGACTGTCTCGCCGGCTTCGATCACCAACGGTGTGACTCCGGTCACGGCGACTGGTATCAACGCTGCGGCGTTCCGCGCCGACATTCTCTCGCTGACCCAATCGTTCCTCGACAATAACCTGGGTCTCGCGGGAGCGGTGTGGATCATGACGTCGACGCAGGCGCTCGCCATCGGCATGATGCTCAACTCTCTCGGTGTGCCGCTGTATCCCGGCATCACCGGCGAGGGCGGCACCTTGCTCGGCTTGCCGGTTGTCACGTCGGAGAATATCCCGGACGTCGGCGATTCGCCCAACAACGGCGGTCGTATCCTTCTCGTCAAGGCGCCCGAGATCCTGTTGGCAGATGACGGCCAAGTGTCCATCGACGTGAGCCGCGAGGCCTCGCTGCAGATGGACTCGACGCCTGATTCGCCGCCGACCGCCTCCACCGTCCTCGTCTCGTTGTGGCAGCACAACTTGATCGCGGTCAAGGCCGAGCGGTACATCAACTGGGTCAAGCGGCGCGCCACCGCCGTCGCCTACATCAACTACGCCAAGTACGTCGGCGGTTGATAGTTGCCTCCCTGGGGGGACGCTGCGCGGGCAGCGTCTCCTTTACTTGGTGACGAGGCCGACTCCCCTCGTCACCCTTTTGGGGCTTGGGGTCACAAGGGAGAATTAACTATGCAGAAAAGATTCGTCGTGAAAGACACGGAGTTGAACTATGGTCGCCCCATGAAAAAGGGCGACGAGTTTGATGCCGAGGACACCGATCAGGAGATCGGCGTGCTCAAGGTACTCGGCAAGATCACAGAGGCAACGCCGCAAGAGAAGGCTGCTCCGGCGCCGCAGGCACCTCAACCGGAGACACCTCAAGAGACACCTCAAACTGAAGAGGAGCCTGTTGAGGAGACGAAGGTGATGGAGGCCGCGGGTGCTGGCCACAAGCGAGCGTCTGGGCGCGCTGTCAGTGGCGGCGAATATGAACGGGAGGATATGCAAGCGCGTACTGCTCGTGGTCCTGCAAAGCCGCGCGGCCGATGAGATTCCTGAGCTGGCTCGGGCGCAACGCTGCTGACGTCAACGTCAGCGAGAAGCAGTTGCCCATACCTATTACGGGTGATCGGGGGCGATGGTGGCACCCCGTCATCCGTGAACCGTTTACTGGTGCGTGGCAACGCAATATGGAGCTACGCACCGAGAACGTGCTGTCGTATAGCGCGGTGTTTTCTTGTATCACGCTGATTGCTTCGGACGTTGGCAAGCTGAGGATCAAGCTCGTTGAGCAAGATAGAAACGGCATCTGGTCCGAAGTGAATCGCGACTCGCCTTTCTGGCCTGTCCTCAGGAAGCCGAATAATTATCAGAATCGAATTACGTTCTTAGAGCAGTGGATCGTTTCCAAGTTGATCAATGGAAATACGTACGTGCTCAAGGAGCGCGATAACCGTGGCGTCGTTGTAGCGCTGCATATCCTCGATCCTAATCGCGTCAGACCGTTACAGGCGGACAACGGTGATATCTATTATGATCTCGGCTACGATGTGCTCGCTGGCGTGGGCACAGGACGTGCGGAAGATCAAACGAAAGTGCCTGCGAGTGAAATCATTCACGATCTGATGGTGCCGCTTTATCATCCATTGTGTGGGGTCTCGCCATTGACCGCGAGTTTCCTTGCAGCGGCACAGGGAATGAATATCCAACAACAGTCTGTGCAGTTTTTCGCCAACAAGTCTTCCCCTGGCGGTGTGCTTACTGCACCCGGACACATCGGCGATGATGTGGCCGAGCGTTTGACGACTTACTTTGAAGCGGCAACATCTGGTGCGAATGTTGGGCGCGTTGTCGTTGCTGGCGATGGGCTCAAGTTTGAACGTTTGACAATGACCGCCATCGATGCGCAATTGATTGAGCAGTTGAAGCTTTCAGCGGAGATCGTGTGTTCAACGTTTCATGTACCGCCGCACATGGTGGGTGTTGGTCAACCACCGAGCTACAACAATATTGAAGCATTGAATCAACAGTATTATTCGCAGTGTCTGCAGAAGCTTATCGAGAAACTCGAACTTTCGCTAGATGAAGGTCTTAGCTTGACCACAGTTCCGGGCAAGATCTATGGTACAGAGTTGGATCTTGATGGGTTGCTGCGCATGGATTCGGCAACTCAGATGGAAGTGTTGACCAAGGCTACAGGCACTCCAGTCATGGAGATCAATGCCGCGCGTAAGAAGCTAGATTTGCCGCCGATCGAAGGTGGTGAATCTATCTGGATGCAACAGCAGAACTATTCGCTGGAAGCATTGTCCGAGCGTGATAAGAACAGTCCATTGCTGCCTGCTCCAGCACCGCAGCCAGTAGTGCAACCGACCGATGAACAAGCTCAGATAGAAGCGGCTGCATTGAAGCAGTTTGGCGCGTGGCAGTTGGATAGTTGTCTACGCAATCTTCCCCCGGTTGCTCGGGATATCGCAGCATGAATCAGCATTCAGTATCATTGTTGATGGAGGGTATGGCCCCTGTCATCAGGAACTATGTTGTGCAGTCGGTACGGGAGTCACTCGCACCGGTCCTTGAGCGCTTGGCCGTGGTTGAAGCGCGTACTCCAATCAAAGGAGATCGTGGTGAGAAAGGCGAAAAAGGCGAGCTTGGTGAGAAGGGTGATCGCGGGGAGCAAGGCGTTGCTGGCATCGCCGGTGAAAAAGGTGATCGGGGCGAGCCCGGCGAGAAAGGGGAGAAAGGCGACGCGGGCGAGCGTGGCGAAAAAGGCGACGCGGGCGAGCGTGGCGAAAAGGGTGAAATAGGCGCGCAAGGGGCGGATGGGGCTGTAGGAGCAAGCGGTGAAAAGGGCGACAAAGGAGACCCAGGAGAACGCGGTACTCAAGGCGTTCAGGGTGAGAAAGGTGACCGAGGGGATGTTGGTCCCGAAGGAATTCAAGGACTGCAAGGACCTGTTGGAGATAAAGGCGACCCTGGAGAAATTGGGGCTCGAGGTGAGAAAGGCGACCCTGGAGAGACAGGTGCTAGTGGTGAGCGAGGGGAAAAGGGTGATCCAGGTGACGTTGGAATTCAGGGACCCAAGGGGGATGCAGGCGAACGAGGAGATCGAGGCGAAAAGGGAGAGCAAGGAGAGCAAGGATTAGTTGGGACTCAAGGTGAAAAGGGTGAGAAAGGCGATCCTGGAGATCGCGGCGAGAAGGGTGATGCTGGCGAGCAAGGCGCGCAAGGATTAGTTGGCGAGATTGGTGCTCGTGGCGAGAAGGGTGACAAAGGTGATCAAGGCGATCAGGGCGACCGTGGTGAGCGGGGCGACCGTGGAGATCGTGGAGATCGCGGCGAGAAGGGTGATGCCGGTGAGCGTGGTGAGAAGGGCGATCCTGGTGAACGTGGTGAAAAAGGATTGGGTATTGATGACCTGGAAGAAGAATACCAGGACGATGGCCGCATCTTGATTCGCCGATATATTCGGGACGGTGAGGTTCTCAAGGAATTTAAGTTCACGACATGCATACCGATTTATCGTGGTGTCTATAAGGAAGGCCAGAATTATCTTCGTGGCGACACTGTTACATGGTCAGGTTCCATGTGGACGTGCCAAGTGCCGACGACTACAGGCCCTCGCGATGGTCATAAAGAATGGACGCTATCTACCAAGCGTGGCGCATCGGGCAAAGATGGTAAGAACGGCAGGGATGGAGCTCCGGGGCCGCAAGGTCCGCAAGGCAAGCAGGGCGAGCGGGTGTGGGTGAATAATCCATAAGGAAGAAAACATGAAGTGGTTGCTTATAGTAATGCTGATGGCGTTTCCGGTTCAGACTCAAGCTGCGTCATGCGTTATTGGTGGTGGAAAGTTTCTGGCGAATGGCGCCGTCTCTGCGTTTACCGCGGAGCAGGTTGCCTATATCGAGGCCACATCGGTACCGCGTTTATTGGCAGGTGGATATATTCTCTACGATAGTCCGGATATTCCTCCTTCGTCTCCCTACTTGTGGCATGGCTCGTATATCGTCATCATCGGTATCAACGCTGATGGTGAAATACACGGAGGGACAACCCGTCTGCGCGAGGGATGGGAAACCAACTTTGCATGCTATGTCAGCACCACGCTGAATAAAGTTGTCAAGCGGTTGCCATGATACTCGTCACTGGGGCAGCGGGCTTTATAGGTTCCAATCTGGTTCATTATTTGAATCAGCGTGGGGTGACGGACGTTGTGATCTGTGATTCCCTGGTCAATCGGTCTTTCAACAAGTGCCAAAATCTTGCCGACACGAAGATCAAGGAACGGGTAAATCCTTGGGGATTGACGGATTGGCTGCGCAATCGCAAGCTTGATGCGTTCATTCATCTTGGTGCCATAACTGATACGCGTCGTCATGATGGAGAGATGTTTGTTGTCAATTTCTGTTTGCCGACAGAGCTATTCCGCTGGTGTACCGAAAATCGTGTGCCAATGATCTACGCCAGTTCTGCTGCCACATATGGTGGTGGTGATTATGGCTTCAGTGAAAAGACGCCGTTGCGTTTTCTTCGTCCATTAAATACTTACGGCTGGTCCAAGCAAGCATTTGATATGTTTGTTGCTGAGAAGTCAATGAATCAGTGCCCGCCGTGGTGGGTAGGTTTGAAATTTTTCAATGTCTTTGGACCGCGTGAGTATCACAAGGGACCGATGGCGAGCATCGTGTCGCAGCGGCTCGAGCAGATCAAGAACGATCAACCGGTAACGCTGTTCAAGTCACATCGTCACATGGTCAAGGATGGTCAACAGTCGCGCGACTTTATTCATGTAGACGATGTTTGCGCGATCATCTGGTGGTTCCTGAATGGTGCACGATCGTCGGGTATCTACAACGTCGGTACCGGCTATGCACGCACGTTCAACGAGGTGATGATTGCTCTTGCCAACAGCTTCGGGCGTTATCCGAAGATTGAATATATTGATATGCCTGAGGACATTCGCAGTAACTATCAGTATCGCACGGAAGCCGACATGCGGAAGTTGCGCGACGCTGGTTATCACTCTGCGTTCATGTCCATGGAAGAGGGTGTGCAACGGACCGTCGCGGCATATGAGCAGCTACAGGTAGAGGCAGCTTGATGCCACGCAAGATCACATACTACGCTAATCGGCATTGGTCAGGACGTGGCATTAGATTGTTGCGTCCCCGGTACCGCGCGGAATTGCAACTCTGGTGGATATGCTGACCCTCCCGACCAACGTTGCACAAGATGAGGGACCAGCGCTCCATCCCTGGTGGAAAGATTGGCGTGGTCAGACAGCGGCAATCGTGGGCGCTGGTCCTTCAGCCAAGAGCGCGGGCGTTGATCAGCTTAGAGGGCACGCCAAGGTCGTTGTGGTTAATGAGAGTTATCAGCTTTGTCCGTGGGCCGACGTGCTGTATGGTTGTGACGTGAAATGGTGGAACTCCCGCAATCCGCAGTTTGATGGCTTGAAGCTGTGCTATGATTCCACGTTGGCCTTGTTCCACGTTGGCATCAACAAGATTATGATCAGGGAAAGCAGCGATGTCATACTCGTCGACAAGGCTGGAGTTGTTGGCGCAGGCGGCTGCTCTGGATTCCAAGCGCTCAATCTTGCTGTACAATTTGGAGCCAGGAAAATCTTACTTGTTGGATTTGACATGCGATCAGATCTCGACACCCATTGGCACGGGCGTCATCTTCCCCCGTGCGGAAATCCAAGTCAGATCAATTTCGATCGTTGGAAGAAGTCGTTGGACGGTTCCTTCGAGAAGCTCACCACCCTTGGTGTCCGCGTCATCAACTGCTCCCCCGTCAGTACGCTGACATCATATCCAAAGATGACGATTGCTGAGGCACTGCGATGACTGACCCTATCCGTATCTTCATTGGTACTTCAGCGAACAATGAAGACATTGAGTTTGATTGCACGGTTCACTATACACTGGAAAAACATGCCAGCCGACCGCTCGACATCACGTGGATGCGACTGTCCAAAGACCCGAGTTCGTTTTGGTACTCGAACCCTGGAACCCGTGAAGGCTGGCAGACGCAAGGCTGGGCGACTCCGTTTTCAGCCTTGCGTTGGGGCATTCCTGCCGCGTGTAACTTCCAGGGCAAGGCGATCTACATGGACCTGGACAAATTGGTCAAGGCCGACATTGCCGAATTGTGGGATACTCCCTTCAATGGAAAGCCCATGGTCAGTAAGCCCGAAGCCATCTGTGTGTCGATGTATGATAATGCAGCGATGAAGAACTTGCTGCCGCCGCTGCATATAATCAAGCAGGCAGGAGCGTATCGTAATGTTCGCAAGCAGTTTTCACATCCTGATGTTATTCGGCGCTACCAAGGAAATTGGAATTGTCTCGATATGCGACGCGATCAAGGTGGAGAGTACTCCTCCATTGACGATCCAGATATTAAACTCCTTCATTTCACTGCCATACCCTGGCAACCCCATCTCAAGTATGCCCTGCCTCGTTGCAAGAGTGAGGGCATAGTCCATTGGTACAATAAGCAGCCGGTGTCTCCCCATCCACGTCAAGACGCGGTGAAGCTCTATGACGATACGCTCGCAGAAGCTCAAGCAGCCGGCTACGCAATCGACAACTATCGAAACCCAAACCCATTTGGCGATTACGGACGTTGATCCCAAAGAATTGACTATCATATATTTGAAGGCAGCGGTGCAGGCAGTGGACGAGGGAAGAATCACGTATGCTAAGTCTACCCTCCATCTCGTCTCCCTCCTCCTCATGGAAATGGAAGATCGATCCGTCGAAGGTCGCTCTCTTCATTCCTCCGGGACTCAAGAAATTCAAGCTTAACCTCTTCGAGCGAATAGGCGCTAAGGTAGGTAGGGTCATTCGTCATGACTACGATCTCCTCGGAAGGCTTGACGATGATTGTATCCCAATCGTTGGATGCTCCCCTCCGCTCGAGCCCTATCTACGACAGTGGCGGGCGAGTGGTCGTACCTTCATCTATTGGGACCGTGGGTACCTTAGAAGAGTATTTGCGACCTGGCTCCCTCGTGGAGATTCCGGTGGATACTACCGATGGCACATCAACGAATTTCAAATGTCCAGCGTGCGTCAGGTACCGGCTGACCGCTGGAAGGCTCTCAATCTTGAGCACGAAGTGAGACCATGGCGCAGGGGTGGACGCAAGATCGTGATTGCCGATACGTTGCCGGACTATTGGCTAGTGCGTGGGTTGCCTATCACGTGGTCGCATGCACTCGCAATGCAGCTACAGAAGCGTTATCCAAAATATCAAGTGATCATTCGTCACAAGGAAAGCTCTATACCGCTGCACGAGGAACTTGCTGATGCTCATTGCCTCGTGGCACATGGGTCCATCGCCGCTGTCGAGGCTGCGGTATTCGGTTGCCCTGTTTTTGTTGACCAAGAATCGGCGGCTGCGTTGGTGGGGAAAGTTGGCTTCGACGATATTGAGAATCCGGTTTACCCAGACCGAGTTCAGTGGCTTAACTCCTTGGCTTATTGTCAATTCAACGAACAAGAGCTCGTTGACGGAACGCTTTGGCGATTGATCCAGTAATGGGCTACGGCGACGATATCATGGCATCTGGTCTGGCGCGGGGTCTTGCAACGCGCGGGAAACGAGCAGCTTTTGGTGATCGTAAAAAAATTATCTGGGGTCCGTGGTCTGAGGAGATCTTTCGGCGTAATCCAAACATTGCTCGTCCAGGTGAGGAGCAGTGTAATGATCTCGAGTGGATACCCCATTACAAGGGGCATCGCATGTACAACAAACTCGGCAATGGACATTGGGTGTGGGACTTCAGTTTCAAACCTGTGCCTGGAGAGATATTCTTTACTCAAGAAGAGTTGAAAGCGGCCGAGCGAGTAGGCAGTAATTTCATCTTGATCGAGCCGAACGTGCCGTGGCAGAAGTCCGTCGCGGTCAACAAGGACTGGGGTCTGGCGAACTACTACGAAGTCGCTGGAAAGTTGAAGGAGGACTTCAATGTGGTTCAATTTGCGCATGGCCGGGATCATATGGCAGGAATTCGCGTTGTCCGCACACACGGCTTCCGCGATGCACTGGCTATTCTTGCACGAGCTAGCCTTGCGATCGTTCCAGAAGGTGGACTCCATCATGGAGCAGCCGCAGTCGGTACGCGTGCCGTCGTCCTCTTCGGTGGTTTCATTCCCCCGCAAGTTACCGGATACGACACCCACATCAACTTGACAGGTGGCGAACCGCAGTTTTGTGGTTCACTATACCGATGCGCACACTGTCGCGCCGCAATGGATCGCATCAGTGTCGAAGAGGTATACAAGGCTTCGATTCATATGATGTCGCATCCACACAGCGTTCCAAATGACAGAACGAAAAGTGAAAACAGTTATTCAGCTTGATCCAGTTCAGAAGCATGTGGCGACCTGGGCTGTAGTGTCATTTGGCATTGCGCTCGGCTTCCTGAGCTTGTCGCTAGGAACTTGGTGGGCTATGAACAAAATATCTAGGAGCTAGGATGCCAGCTAAGTACGAGACACACGTCCTTCAGGATCCCGTGGAGCTCAATCACTTCTTCACTTTGTTGCGTGAGGAAGGAGTCAAGAGCTACCTTGAGATTGGATCAAAGAATGGTGGCAGCTTGTGGCGCATTGCTAACAACGCGCTGCCCAAGGGTTCGCGCCTCGTGTCGGTGGACCTACCACACGGCGACACTTCCTTCAAGGAGACTGAGGAAAACTTGCGTGCGTGCGTTCAGCATCTCAAGGCGATCGGCTTTGACGCGCACCTTATCCTCGGCGATAGCACCAATCCGGAAACGATCGAGAAGGCGCGGGCATTGGGTCCGTATGATGCGATCCTGATCGATGCCAATCACACCGAGCCGTATGTTCGCCAGGATTGGGCGAATTACGGGCCGATGTCCAAAAGGATAGTCTGCTTCCATGACATTGGGTGGATACCGCGGGAAGGACCGACAAAGAAGATGCCCATCGAGGTCCCTCGTGTATGGAACGAGATCAAGCAGCAATACCGGCACCGCGAGATCAAGATGTGCCACACAGGTCGGGATAATGGAATTGGGATTCTCTGGCGTTAACCCGATCGAGGTTGCGCTCTCATATACGAAGAGCGGACCGAAGCGCTTGGCTGCGATGGCTGGCGCTTTGCAGTACATCGAGGACGAGGGAGTCCCTGGCGACGTCGTCGAATGCGGCGTGTGGAAGGGCGGTAACATTATCCTCGCACGGTTTCTGTGCCCGACGCGCACCTGCTGGCTCTACGACACGTTCACTGGAATGCCTAAGCCTGGTGATTTTGATCATACTCCAGGCATGTATCGTATGATCGGCAAAGTGGGCAAGGATGCCGTGTCTCTTCCTCAGGTGATGTTCAATCTCAGTCAGGCCGGTGTCTACAGTGAAAAGCTGTTGCGCTTTGTCGAGGGTCCTGTCGAGTTGACGTTGCAGAATGAAGACAACATCCCTGACAGAATTGCGCTGTTGCGGCTTGATACCGATTGGTATGAGTCCACAAAGGTTGAGCTCGAAATTCTGTATCCTCGCCTCGTAGAAGGTGGAGTGTTGATCATCGACGACTATGGCCATTGGATGGGTTGCAAGAAAGCAGTTGATGAATACTTCGAAGACCGCGGCATCCCGGAGATGCAGGTGGTTGACTACAGTTGCCGCGCTCTCACGAAGCCTTTCGAATGAAAGCCGTTCTTCCATATCCGTTGGGTCAGTTCGGGCATAAGGTGCTGTCTCAGAATGATGAAGATGGTATCATTGGGGTCATCTCCTCTCGATTGCAGCCGCCTCAGACCTGCGTTGAAATCGGTGTTGTTTCATGGGAGGCCAACTGCCTGCATTTGGTGAGGCAGGGCTGGCAGCATGTGTTGATGGATATTCGTGGTGATGGAGATTTTATCAAACGTGAGCACGTTGCACCGGACAATGTGAACAGGTTGTTCGAGAAGTATCAGATTCCTCCCATATTCGGTGTACTCTCCATCGACATTGACGGGCAGGATTATTGGGTATGGGAAGCGATTTCTTGTGAATATCGTCCGGCGCTGGTAGTGATCGAGTACAACAGTATTCTTCCATCAGAGCGTTCTTGCAGTGTTCCCATGAACTCAAATTGGCATTGGGATCGTACTCAGTATTATGGCGCAAGTCTGTTGGCACTGAACAAGCTCGCCAACACAAAAGGATATCATCTCGTCTATGCCAATGGGGTGAACGCCTTCTTCGTGATGGATGATCTTCTCGCCAACCCGGAAGATTTTACTTACGATGATCTCTTTCGCCCATGGCCCGACGATCAGTGGAAGCGGCATCGTGATGCTGGGGTACTCGCCCGTGAATGGGTTGATGTATGAAAATCGCTGGACAGCCTGAGTTGGCTGAGTTGCGCTGTCGTTTTGGATGTGACGCTCCGGTTGGCATATTCCATATGCCGCTTGGCTGTATTTGTTGGCGTGATCCAATCCAGGCGTTATGTGCACAGCACATAGTTACAGCCGAGTCTGTTGGTCCGATTACGTGTATCGTGGATTTTAGGATTCGTCCGGTATGACCCTGTTCATCACGACGTGGCACTGGGGCAAGAAGTATGGTCCGGAGTACATTGAACGCTTGCGTCTCGGCGTGGAGAAGTGGCATCGCAAGCCGTACGAGTGGCGTGTGTTCAAGCCAGAGCCACACGATGTTCACCTGACCGATCTCCCGGGATGCTTGTGCCGGCTGCGCATGTTCGATCGCGAGTGGCAAGAGCGACAAGGTATCCAGCGTGGTGACAGAATCGTGTGTATGGATCTGGACTCGATCGTGACAGGGCCGATCGAGCCGTTCTTCGAGCGCGACGACAGGTTCTTGATCCTGCGTGGCGCGAACTCCGAGAATCCAAACCCGTTCAACGGTTCGTTGATGATGCTGAAAGCCGGGTATCATGAGGACGTGTGGACCAAGTTCAACCTCGAGGACCTGCACGCCAAGGCGCGATGGCATCATTACCCCGACGATCAAGCTTGGATCTGGCATATGCTTCCAGAGTCTTCTGGTTGGAAGGCGGGATTCGGTATCTTCGCGTTCAAGAAGCCGGGATGGCCGCGCGGCGACGATCTACCACGTGATGCGCGCCTGATCGTATTCCCTGGTTGGCGAGATCCATCACAGTTTACTCATTTGCCCTGGGTTCAACAACACTGGGTGTCACTGGCCGCGACCGGCCCACGTCACAACTAACAGCCTGAGGAGAAATTATCATGGCTGGTTTCGGCGACACTGCTGAGAACTCTCTTCTCAATCTTATCTACCGCGCTACTGCATGGGCGAACGTCGCGGACAACGCGGCGTCTTCTCCGTTGACCAACATACATGTGAGCCTCCATACGGCTTCTCCGGGTGACTCCGGAACACTATCAACCAACGAATCAGCGTATGGAAACTATGCGCGACAAAACGTGGCGCGGTCTACTGGTTGGACGTCTGCCAGTGGTGGCTCAACGCTGTTAGCCGCTAATCTTGTGTTTCCTGCCAGCAGCGGATCGGCGACAACTGTCACTGACTTTGCTACTGGCAAGACTGGTGGTGGTGCTGCGGAGATGTTCATCTACGGAGCAATCTCTCCAACCATTCCTATCGGTGGTGCTGGTGTCACTCCAACCTTGACCACGGCAACGACTCTTTCTATAGATTGAGCCGTGGGCAGCCCCTTGGATCATGCAGCGGAAGTTCGTCGCTGCTTGCTCGAAATGGACGTCGAGGGTATGCGGCGACTTCATAGTCAGGTGTGGCCGCACTATCCTCAACCAAAGACACGAGAAGAGTGTGTCTATTCGATGCACATCGCTCGTGTAAAGATGAAGAACATTCCTGACAATAAGAAGAAGTACTCACAAAAATGGTTGATGGAGCGTCAGGGATTAGTGGCCAAGGCGGTCGGCGTTGGGGTCATGGCTCTGTCTCCTGAGAACAAGACGCGTGCGAGTAACGTGCAAGCGGCCATGGTTGATGCTGTTGAGTGTTCAATCAAGGCTGGCATCGACATTGACTATGAAGCGTCCGAGGTGAGTCGTCGAATGCAGATGGCGCGTGCGAAAGAGCGTGGCGGTGAATCTCGAATTGGATGGAAGAAATGAGTGCTTATTTCGATCGCGTTTACTTCAACGCTACATCCAGCGGAACTGGTGACTTTGTTGTCGCCAGTGCCGTAACTGGTTATTTGACGCCAGCGGGAGCGAGTATTCCTAACAGCACTATCGTTACTTATATTGCTGAGTCGGCGGACAGGACACAGTGGGAAGAGGGACTCGGCACCTACGTTTCTGGCACTACGACACTCCAACGAACCACTGTCAGGCGCAGCACTAATTCTGGTTCAGCGGTAAACTTCTCCGCAGCGCCGCGTGTCTTTCTTGATGTGCATCAAGAAGAGGCTCGCATATTTGAAAGAATCGCAGTCAATAGCTCCGGCAATATCATCATCGGCAGTCCAACAGCGGACGCAACGTTCTCGAACGGCGGCAGCACTCCTTATTTTCAGATCAAAGGTGTAGCGACTGACGAAGCTAGTATCGCGTTTACTCGTTATCGTGCCTTCACAGCGGGACCGATCTTACTATTCGGTCATTCACGCAGCGACACGTTAGGCACGCAGACTGTCCTTCAGAGCGGCGATGAGATTGGCGTCATCGAGTTCCAGGGCTCGGACGGCACCAACTTCCGCTCGTCGGCGCAGATCGCGGCGTTCGTTGACGGGACGCCCGGTGCGGGCGACATGCCCGGACGACTGGCGTTCTCTACGTCAGCCGATGGCGCGGCCAGCGTCACAGAGCGCATGCGGATCGACAGCACTGGTCTAGTCACCATCCCCGGTGGCAGCGACGCTCTTCCCGCCCTCGCTGTTGGTCCTACTCCAAGCAGCGTCACTGCTTTCCAAGGCTTCCCAGTTATGTTCGGCCTCTCGTCGAACACCAACAATACTTATACTCAACGCTTCAACGTGTTCGGCAACCACGCGTTCGGCAATTACTACATCTTCACCAAGACTCGCAACGCAACTCCGACTAGTCAGACCATCGTCCAATCAGGCGACGATGTTCTCCTTATGCGCGGCTACGGTAGTGACGGTGTAAACGACATTCCCATGTGCGAGTTGGTGTGGTCGATTGACGGCACACCAGATGTCGATGAAATGCCGGGTCGTATGGAGTTCTGGACGACGGAGCAAGGTTCAGCTTCCCTTGTGCAGCGTTTAGTTTTGGGCAGTGATAGCCGAGTGGAGCTCGGGATTGGTGCGTTCATTTTGACTCCAGAAATCTCGACACCATCCAATCCAGCAGCCAATTACCTGAAGGTCTACGCCAAGGACAGCAGTGGCATTACCAAGCTTGCGATTCTCGATAGCGCTGGTACTGAGACGCTTCTGGGTGCTGGCGGTGGTGGCGGATCACCTGGGGGTAGTGATACGTTTGTTCAATTTAACGATGGTGGTTCTTCCTTCGGTGGTGATAGTGGGTTGGTTTATGATAAGACCAATAACAAGCTCACTATTGGCGGGGATACTGCGGCTACCAACGCGGTCACCAACGTTCTTAAGCTCATCTCGTCGTCTAGTGGTACACCCGCCAACGGTATCGGCGTGGGTATACAGTTCGAGGTTGAGACAACCGCCAGCAATAATGAAATCGGCGCGGCCATCGAGGCAGTGACGACGGACGTCACTTCAACGTCGGAGGATTTTGATCTAGTATTCAAGTTGATGGCGAATGGTGCCACGGCAACGGAGAGTGTGAGGGTAAAGTCATCGGGACAATTGCAGATCAATACTGGACCCCTGTTCACACATCCTGGTGGTGGACAACTCGGGATTCTCGACGGGTTCGGTGGGATCTTTATGATTGGCAATCCCGGATATATAGCTCCTTCTGATCGTGGCTTCGTGTGGTCGAGCACCACAGATCCGACCAGTGGTGCTGTTGATCTGGCATTCACCCGCTTGGCTGCTGGGAGTGCACGCTTAGAAGGAATAACTGCACTCACCAATACGATCAATCCAGCGCTTCGCCTTCGTCATAACACGACTGGCACGCCGGCTGCTGGCATTGGTGTCGGCATTGAACTGGAACAAGAAACAGCTTCCGGAAATTTTGAAGTTGGTGCGGTTATCAATGCCGTGACTACGGATGTCACTTCTACATCGGAGGATTTTGATCTAGTCTTTTGTTTGATGGCGGCTGGCGCAGCAGCAGCGGAAGTGCTTCGCTTTACTAGTGATAAATCTATCCGGATCAATACGGGTCGGCCACAGCTATATCTCAAGAACGATGGCAATGATCCATTGATCACGAACGATCCTACCAACGGCCTGCACATGCGCCTGCGGCAGGATGGCAATACTGGTTCATGGTTATCACTCGAAGCCGCCTCCGGCATGATCTCGCTCTGGAACAACATAGCGGGAGCCACTGGAGGACAGTTTGATGTCAATGGTGGTACTCCGAACGCTGCTTCATTGTTGTTTGATCATACAGGCACGCGACGGGTGGGGGTGGGGCTCATTCAGCACTCTGCTGATGTGTACTATATGGGTCCAGGGCGCCCAACTATCGACGAGGCAAAGTTTGATACGTGGCTCACAGGTGCAGCGGCAAAGACGAGTGCGACCACGAATCTAGTTGGTGGCAACATCCGCATTCATCCTGGCGACGGGGCCTCTGGCGCGTCTGGCAACGCACACGGCGGTCATCTGTATCTGTATGGCGGCAAGGCTTACGGCACCGGCACGCATGGTCGTGTGAACGTCTGGAACGAAACTGCGATCACGAATACGGTTCTCCGTAATCTTCGCCTTACCCACGAAACGACAGGAACGCCTGCCAATGGCATAGGCGTCGGAATTGATTTTGAAGTGGAGACGACATCAGCCAATTTCGAGGTCGGTGTTTCACTCGAGGCAGTGGTCACGGACGTTACCAGCACGTCGGAAGATTTTGATTATGTTGTCAAGACGATGGCGGCTGGCGCTACCGCTGCGGAGAGATTGCGAATTAGTGAAAATGGCATCACGCCATCGACGCGAGAGATAAACAAGGTGCAGACCCTCACCGATGGTGCGACGCCTGCTCTCGATGCCAAGCTTGGTAACGTTTTCAAGTTGGTGGCCGCAGGCAACCGCACGATCGCAGTTCCTTCAAACAAGCCAGCATCTGGCGAAACGCAGCGCATCATCATCATGCATGAAGCGTCTGGCGCAGATAGAACGTTGGCGCTGACCACTGGTAGTTCTGGTGCATTCCGCTTCGGTACAGATATCACTGCCTTGACTGCGACTACAAACGGTCTAGTTGACTACATCGGGTGTGTGTTCAATCAAGCTGATGACCGTTGGGATGTTGTCAGCTACAGTAAAGGATTCTGATAATGCCGACACTGACCATAACCCATTCACCCTCTGGTGTGTCCTTCACCGAGACGTTCAGTGGGACAGAGCAGACGAAGTTCTTGAATTGGTGGCGTGCTACGCGTCCCATGAATCCAGACAATCGAACTGATGCGGACGTACTGAATGAATGGGCACGTGCCGTGATGAATGAGACGTGGAAAACAGTCTACAATCGTGAAAAGACTGTTGCCTCTAAAGCAGCAATTGACGCGACGCCCGCTCCAGTGCGAACATGACACTCAGCACTGTCGCTGGCATTCTTGATCAATGGGGCGGCATCCGTTTCGTCGTTGCCGAGTTTGAACTCATGTTCGCCCATGTGAATGCCAGTGAGCTGTGCTTCCTCGTCACTGAGGATGATGGGTCATTGTGGATGGTGCAGGAGCCGGTGCCATGGGAGGCTATTCCATATCTCACATCGAGAACGAGAAAGCATATTGAGAGATGGATGGAGTCGCGCAACGACCCTGAAGATCTAAATCATCCGTGCATTTCAGCTTACATGATTCGCACGGAGTTCAACAAGAAACAAGATCCACCACGACCCTCTATTCACATTCCTGATTTGCACTGATGGCTCAGGTATTCTTAGATACTGGCAGTACGTCACCTTGGGTAGTTCCAGGCGGGTTCGTCACTGCCGCGCATACTGTTAACCTTCTTGCGTCGGGCGGTCGAGGCGTTGTAGGAACGACGGGCACTGGTTATCTCGGCGGAGCAGGAGGCAGCGGCGGCGGCCATGCGCTGTTGACTTATAGTTCTGGCACTGTGCCAAGCACCATCGCCTTCGCCGTCGCAGCCGAATGCACGAGTACGTCTACACGCAACCGGACAATCTGGGAAGGCGCTACCCAATCCAATTCTTATGATGTGCAGTCTGGCCTTGCTGGCAATGCGCAGACTGGCCAGACGGGCGGATCGGGTACAATCACGACGACGGGTTCCCCTGTTGTTGTTTATACCGCATCGCAGCAAAATAATGGGGGAGCCTCCGGGACTGCCTCGACAACGCCTAGGTCTGGGACCGGGGGAGGCGCCGCGGGTGGCCCATCAGGCGTCGGTGGCAGTAGCGGGACGATTGCCGGCACTCTGGGAGGCACTGGCGGCGGCGGTGCAAATGGCGGGGGTACTAGCTCCAACGCCTCTACGACGTCAGGCACGGCTGGCGCGGGCACTGGCGGGGGTGCTGGGGGTACGTCAGGCACGCCAGCAGGCGCCAACGCCACAGGCACCACAGGTGCGGGCGGCGGCGGCGGGTTCCACTCCGGCGTGGCGTCCGCTGACACACACGGCGGCAACGCCATAGGCGCTACGACTTTTGACTCGACACATGGACCGGGTGGTGGCGGCGGTGCGGGTGGCGGCAACTCCGTCAATACTGCTAATGCGATTACCAGCGGGGGCAATGGCGGGAACTATGGTGGCGGGGGTGGTGGTGCTGGCGGCCAGCGGTCAACAACTGGAACGAAGAACGCTGGAACAGGTGCAGGTGGATTGATTGGTCTCACGTTTACTCAGACCGCAGTTAATAATGATAGTTCGTTCTTAGTCCTATGAAAAAGACGGAGGGTAAAATGAAAATGACTGTCCAGGCCATGATCGATCTTCAAAAGGGTCTCATGGCGTTAGATGGCTATGATAAAGTCATAAAAGATGGGGAGCGTGAGAAGACCGCTCGTGTCTATTATGAACTTGGAGGCGGTCTACGCTTGTTGATCGCTAGGAACTTGAACCGCATTGAGCCGGAGCTCAAAGCGTTGGAGAAAGCTCGCAACGAAACTTTCATGCAGTATAGCAATGGTGAGAACAGGATCTCGCCTGACAAAGCCGTTGACTTCATGAAGGCTGAGCGTGCGTTGCTGGACAACGAGGTAGAAGTGGAACTGATCGAAATTGATCAGACGGAATTGAAGCTTGATAAGAATCCAATACCGGGAACGGTACTGAGTGTCCTGATTCCTCTTCTGAAGGGCATGCCTTGAGTTGATCAATGCTTGGCTTCCGTCCACTAGGTTCTGGTCCACTAGCCGGTGGACCTATAGATGAGGAAGCTACTGGCACTGCTGCCGGTACCGGCACTGCGACTGCAACTGGCGTCGGTCAATCAGGTTCGATTGGTACCGGCACTGCGACTGCGACAGGAGCAGCGAGCAGTCAAGCAGCGTCGGTTGGTACCGGCACTGCGACTGCAACTGGCGTCGGTCAATCAGGTTCGATTGGTACCGGCACTGCTGTTGCGTCTGGAACAGCGAGCAGTCAACCCGGCTCAATCGGTACCGGCACTGCTGTTGCGACTGGCACTGGTCGGGCCGGCTCGGTCGCTACTGGTACTGCTGTTGCGACTGGTACCGGTCAATCGGGTTCGGTTGGTACCGGCACTGCTGTTGCGACTGGCGCTGGTCTATCAGGTTCTGTCGCAACTGGCACTGCTGTTGCGACGGGCACTGGTCGGGCTGGATCTGTCGCTACGGGCACTGCGACTGCGACAGGAGCAGCGAGTAGTCAAGCATCGTCGGTTGGTACTGGTGCGACTGTTGCAACAGGTGTCGGTCGATCTGGGTCTGTTGGTACTGGCGCTGCGACAGCCACAGGTTCGGCCGTCGGTCTTGCTCTTATTCTACAATTCCTCAGGCCGGATTCAGATCTCCTAGATGGTAATTGGTTGAATGAGCTGGGCAACAATACCAACTTGTTCGCATCTGTTGACGAAACATCGGCAAACGATAATGATTACATTGAGTCCGGTGAGAGTCCTTCTGCCGATATAACGCGATTGCGATTTTCAGATCCAACCCTCACGCCAGTCAGTGAGCCTTTCAGAGTACGTTATCGTTACGCCAAGACAGGAAGTGGAAACATCAATTTGATAGTCAGGCTGTTGCAGGGTGGAACGACGATTGCCACTTGGACACACAATAATATATCATCCACGTTGACGACAACGACACAGACCTTGACAACGCCTCAGTTCAGTTCAATCTCAAACTTCAACGACTTGCGTGTTGAACTCCAAGCGGATGCGGCTTGAATGGCTAAGGCCAAAGTAACATGGGTTGAGATTAGTACCGGTGAGATTATTACCGATGTGCTGGTAGTAGGCATTGGTGTAGCTGTAGCAACTGGATCAGGACGAGCACATCTCACCTCGAGTAATCGTCCAGGATATAATCAGGCTAATGCTCGTCCAGTTCGTGTACAGGCAATTGCTCGGGGCGTAAGAGATCAGGCAGGTGCTAGGGCTGCACACGCACAGGCAATTTCAAGAAGCATAACAGATCAAGCAGAGGAACGTGAGCAATGGGCTCCGTAGTCACAGTCATAACGCCGGCCAGTACCCAAGACTTGACAACGCTTGCAACGGCGAAGGTTGAGCTTGGAGTGACCGGCACTACCGACGATAACAAGATTCTAAACCACATTCGGCAAGCCAGCGATCAGATCGCCGCCTATTGTAATCGTGTGTTCGGCCTCGAGACAGTCGAAGAGCATTGGTACGATGCAAACTTCAAGAACGCGTTGCCATTGCGGCGTCGTCCAGTGCGCGACGTTATCTCTGTTGAGCTCGCAGGTAGTGGAATAGATTCTTCAGAGTGGCGCCTCGATGAGAAGCGCGGCATTCTGCAGCGTGCAACTAGCTCTCTGGGTTGGAACGGTTATCCATTTTGGCAAGGTGAGATCCTTGTTCAATACGAAGCTGGTTATGCGCTGCTCGGTGATCTCCCATACGACATTGAGCGCGCGTGCCTGATGCTGGTCAAACAGTATTATTTCAACGTGGCGGTTGATCCGTTTCTACGATCAGAGGATATTCCTGGCGTTGCCAGTTTTGCATATGGCTTTGGTCCTTCAGCACGGACCGAATCAAATCTACCGCCAGAAGTACAGGCGCTCCTCTCTTCGTATAAAGAGATCTGCTTTGCATGACACCTGATCAGGTGAAAGCTTCATATCGTCGCGCGCTGAAGGGTCATGTTTCCGTGCGCCGCTACACTGGCGTCGGTACGAGCCGACCTTCTACGCAGATTGACAACATTAGAGCGCGTATCGTGGGCTATGCACCGACCGAGTTGATCGGTACGATCCAACAGGGCGACAGGCGTGCCGTGCTCTACGCAGATGATGTGGATGGTAGCGCGCTGGGCCCTCTCAAGGCATCGGATAAGATCATCGAGTATGGACGTGAGCTACAAATCGTGGCGGTTGATGCATCCACGCGTAGAGTGGGTGATGTGTTGATCGCGTACGAAGTACAGGTTCGCGGCTGATGGTGTTCTCAGTCAAATTCGAAGACAGCATTCCTAATCTGGAAGTGGCGCTGAAGAATAATAAGCACCGCGGCGCGACAGACGAACTGCGCATAGCCGTGAACGACATTGCTCTTCAAGCCATTCGTCAAAATCAACAGGCGCTCGGCAAGAGCGTGAATTTTCCCAAGATCTATGTTGACGGTGTTGAGAAGAGGGCACGCTTGAGCGCCGACGATGTCAAGGAAGACAGCGTTATCGAGCTCGTGTTTGATGTGTTGGTCAATCTCGAGTTCGTGGCGTGGATCTCCGATCAGCTCGAGCGGCATTCCCCTGTTGGTCGCTCTGGTCGTTACGCCAAGTCGCATGTCGTATTGGCAAACGGCAGGATTCTAACACAAGGTGAAGATCCTCCAGTAGACGCAACTGAATTCGTGTTTGTCAATAACGCGCCGTATGCACGCAAGATTGAGCGGGGGATTTCGCCGCAGGCACCACACGGGGTCTATCAGGTTGTTGCTGTGCTGGCGCGCCGCAGGTTTGCTGATCAAGCCAGTAGCCTGTCGTTTAGCTATGAATCCTACCGTCCTCCACAAGCGACGGGTGGAAGAGATGATCGTAATCCTGCAATCGTTGTTCGGTTAAGAAGCAGAGCACTGAAGAAGATCTAATGGTTTCCAAGGTTGTAGCAGAAGCATTCACGGCACAGTTGGTGGCAGGCAATTCGCCGCCAGATAATTGGAATGGATTGCCTGTCGTAGCTATTGACACAATACCCGAGCCGCCGGATGATGCCGAGGCGTTCATCGTTCTCCAGTTTCCTGTCTCATCGTCTGATAAGCCGGGACTCGGGCGTCGGTACTTTGAGGACGGTGCTGCACGCATTGTTCTCAACATCAAGCGTGGCATGGGGCTGGCGCAAGGCTTAGAGTGGGCCGATGCATTGGCCGCCTTGTTTCGTACGGATACTCTGGGACCAGGGCTGGAAACGTTCACGCCAGAGAGCCCAATCATCGATGATAACATTGAGAACGGCAATTGGCTATCGTTCTCTGTGATCATTCCATACAGGTATCAGTTCAATGGATGATGCAAATACTCGCAAGCTTGAGATGATCGTTTCCGAGTTGAAGCGGACGAATCAACTCCTCGTCATTATCGCAGATCGGCTCATGCCGACGCAGACTGTTCAGATGACTCACCGTGAGTTCATTGATAGTCTGAAGGAAGAGAGTAACAAGGGTTCGTGAATTCCTGAGGGAGTCGCCCGCCCTCGGGATTGAGTCAATCGGCTGCGTGGGCAGCAGCTCCGCCTAGCTAAAGGAGCAACTCATGCCAGGCGACATTAAAACTGCATCGGGTACTAAGATCTCGATCAGCACGACTACTCTCAATGGATCAACTCCGTCGGCGGTGGCATCTAATATTGACACTGTTGGAGAGTTCGATGCTCTGACGTGGACCGAGATCGCGCTCGTCGAGAACGCGGGCGAGTTCGGCGACGAGTCGGCTGCGGTGACGGGTGCCGCTCTCGGTGACGGTCGTATCCGCAAAGCGAAGGGCGCTCGCGATGCCGGCACTCAGTCGCTCATCGTGTTCCACGATCCGACGGATCCTGGTCAACTTGCGATGATCGCAGCCGAAGGGACAAACCTGAACTACGGCGTCAAGGTCGAAGTTCCGGACGCACCGTCGGCGACCGCTCCGTCCTCGTGGACGAATACCATCTACTATTACCGCGGGCTTGTCATGAGCCAGCGGCTGAATGTTGGCACCAACGACAACATCATGCGTCGTACGTACAACGTGGGTGTCAACTCGGCAATCGTCAAGAAAGCTGGCGTGTTCACGACCTAAGCCCTCGTTGTCGCCCCCGAACACGACAGCCGAGTGGGACGTTGGCTGACCGTCCTAACAAAGTCAGCCATCACAGGCAGCGACTTGCCAAGGGAGAAATACAATGCGTCTCGATGAACTAAAAGTTGACGTAGCAAAGCAAGAAGATGGTGACTGGGTGGACAACGTTCCAGAACTGGAGGGCGTCCGCCTCAAAGTCCGTGGATTGAACAACAAGGCATATGAGAAGCTTCAGCGGCAGTTGATCGCCGCTGTGCCACGCGGCCAACGCATGCGTGGACCGGGGGGAACAATGGATCCCGAGGTTCAAGACAAGATCACAAGCCGATGCTTGCTCAACACCATCCTCTTGGACTGGGATGGCATCACTGAGCAAAACGGCGTGGGCGAAGTCCCTGTGCCGTACAGCAAGGAGATGGCGGAGAAACTGCTGTTCGAGCGGCAGTACCGTCGGTTCCGTGACGCGGTTATCTGGGCAGCTACCATCGTCGGCGAGACGGACCAGGAGCTCAAGGAAGACGCGGTAAAAAACTGACGGAGGTGCTCCGGTGGAACCAGGACTGGAGCGCCACGCGTGAACACTGGGACAGTCAACTTGCGTTGGGGAGGCCTGTGCCTCCCCCGTTCCTCGACGAGCCCGAAGTACATCCAGAGCATCAGTTCTATTTCAGAGCGTTCTGCGATCTGGGATCAGAGCGCATGTTCGGGATGGGGGTTGGTCCCATCCCAATTTCCGCAGCGCGTTCCTATGCGGATCGATACGAACTCACTGACAGAGAGTGGGAATTGTTCTGGGGGATTATTCGTGATACAGATTCGGATTTCCTCTCAGTCGTCAACAAGAAAACCGATCCTAATAGTAAGACGATGACTTCACCGTCTGATGCTACGGGGATGCGCAGCCAGATGGAACGCATGAAAGAGCGTTCTTTGAGAAAGTGATATGGCAAGTTTAGACGTCATTCGCAAAGTCACCATTCAAGCTGAGTCTAAAGGTGTAGACGAGGCTGCTCGTGATGTTGATAATCTTGCTAGGTCCACTGGCGAGTTGGCATCGGCTTCTGACGTTGCGACAAAGGCACAGGATGCTCTTGACGCTGCGGTGTCCCGTCAGCAGCGTTCGTTGCAATCTAATGTGTTGCTGTTTGCTGGTCTTGCTGGTGTGGCGGTAGGTTTTGTCTTTGCGGCTAAGAGAGCATTGGACACGATCGTAGAGTTCAATCACGAGCTTGCCGATATGGCTAAGAGCGCGCGGTTGGCGATGATCGAGCTTGATCGTTTTCAGGAGCTTCAATTTGGTGCGGCTGCTGAAGGCGTTGGACCAAAGGAGATGGCCAAGGGTTTCGAGACAATGGCTGCTCGATTGGCAGACTCAGTCCGCAATGAGAACGAATTAACCAAGGTGTTGGAGGCGAACAACGTCAAGTGGAAGGATGGAAACAAGCTCATCCTCGATATGAATGGAATGCTCGAGGTTGCTCGAGATTTGATCTTCCGCGCGGGCAATGCAGCAGATCAGGTCAAGATTGCAGAGCAACTTGGCGTAGGAAAAGATTTGATACCCCTCTTAGACAAGAGCGCCGAGGAGTTTGCCAAGATTGGTGAGAAGGCCCGTGCGTTGGGATTGATCATTGATCGTGACGTTATTGAGAAGGCAAAAGAATTTGACAGGGAATGGACTGAAGCGGGGGCTGTATTCTCTACTTGGATCAGGTCTCAGTTAGCCGGGTTATTGCCTGCGATCGATGACTTTATCATGCAGGCGAAGTCCAAGATAGAACAGCTCAAGGCTCAAGGTGGTTCTCAGGTCGGTCCAATCTTACTTGATCAGCAGCAAACAGAAAATCTCAACAAAATCTTGAATAACGTTGCTGAAGCTTGGAAGATGATGACTGATGAAAGCACCAACTTTGCCAGTAAGTCTGATCGTGTTGAAGCTGCGTTGCGTGCTCTTTTTAATCAAACGCAAACCTTGAATGTTCAGTTGCAGATTGGTGCGAACTTCATCAATACGTATTTCCAAAATCTCGCTAAGGGCGCTGAAGTTGGAATGGAGGTTGCTCGTGGTGTCTTAGCAATGCAGAATTCAATTTCAGGCTTGAATCTTACTTTTGCTGATCCTAGCAAGCCTGGAGCGGGTGGCGGATCTGATGCAAAAGACCAATGGGACCGTGCAACTGAATCTATTGAAAAGCACATTCTTCGATTGCAAGCACAACGAATAGCCTTAAAAGATTCCATTGGTGAGCAGGAGTCACTTCGTACTGAATTGCAGTTGCTCGAGGCGGCCAAGAATGCAGACCTAGGAGTGACTGACAAGCAGATCAAGGCGTACGTTGAAGCGCGTGAACATAATAGAGAGTTGACTTCGGAGCAAGCTCTTTTAGCGGCCGGCATTGATCTAACCAGCAAGATGACGGCAGAACAGGCTGCGAAGTTCAAATCGCTTGCTGATGAAATCCGGGGTGCTGCGCAAGCGGCGGCAGAGTTTCAATTAAAGAGTCGTGCGCAGTTTGAACGTGACACGGTATTCTTTTCCCCTACTGATTTGCGTATTGCTCAGGAGATGCGGAGGATCTACGGAGAGGATTGGTCCTCTCACATGAACGATGGTGTTGCTGCCACGATGCGGATGACGGCAGCGATGAGGGATATGAAGGGGCTGACCGAAGATTTTTTCAATACATTCCTGCAAGGCTTGGCGAAGGGCAAGAGTCTGTCAGAGTCCCTGGCAAACGCACTCAGTGGACTATCTAGCCAATTGATCAAGATGGGTACACAAGCGGCCCTCAGTGGTCTGTTGGGGAATGCCGCTGGCGGCGCCGTGGGTGCTGGTCTACTAGGTGGAGCAGCCGGGGGACCGATTGGGCTGGCCATCGCTGGCATTGGTCTAGCCATTGGGTTCATTGGCCAGAAGATGCAGGAGTCTAAGCAGAAGGCGGAGGAGGCAAAGAAGAAGGCTGAGGAGGCGGCGGAGAAGCTTAAGCAGGCGCAGGACGCATGGGCTGCAATGCAGACGGAGTTGCATGACTTCGTCAACACGCTGAAGGGAATTGAAGTCGGTGATCTAGCCGGTCAGATTCGTGAGTGGCGTGAAGAATTTGATAAGCTGATCAAGGCGCAACAGGCTGCTCAAGGTGGTACTGGTGGAGGTGCCTCGGCACGAGGTGGTGGCAACATCGCTAATAATTTTGCTGGCGATTTGCAGGCAAAGCTGTTGGATGGTATTCGTCGTATCCTGACCGAGATGGCCGAGGGTGCACCTGAGCTTGGTGAATTTGAGCAGAGGTTGAAGGACGTTACGGATCAATTTACCGGCCTCAGTGAGGAGTTGGTCAAGGCTGGTTTCAGCGCTGAAGAAACGGCTAAGCTAATCGGAGATGCGTTTGAAGGTGCGATGAAGAAGCTACGTGATTCTATCAACAAGGATTTGCTTGCCGAGATCAATGAGCTTCAGGGTAAGGGATGGATCAACGATCTCACCGACATTGTCAAAAAGTTTAACGAGCTATCTGTCAACAATCTGGCGGATCCTGAGATCTTGTCCAAGTGGCTCGTGCTGGCCGTACAGAAAGTTGTTGATAGCGCCAAGCTCACTGGTCCTGAGTTTGAGGAGCTAATTAAGCTGTTCCCGCAACTCAAGGGGATTGTACACGAGTTTACTGACTCGGTTAAGCGCTCGGCAGAAGAGCTAGCCAGTGCCACGCAGTCGCTCGAGGATCGGTTGTTCGCTGCTACTCATGATACTACCACACTCGCAGGGGCATTGGAAGAATTTGATCGTAAGGC